CATTAACTCCTGAACTCCTATAATGTTTTTATAATGCTCTGTCCAATCCTCTCTACTAAAGTTGCTTTTACCGTGGCAAACAGCACAAAGAGTAATGAGATTGGAAAAATCATTATGGGATATGTCATAATCAATATGGTGGCATTGAATCTTGTTGTCATGATGACAATGTACGCCACACTCTTGACACACCCATTTATCTCTTTCGTAAATCGCTTTTCTGATTTTATGCCAGTCAGGAGAATATTCCTTACCCTTTTTTACCACAGGTTTCCGCCTTAGACTACTTTTATAAGGAGCCCCTTGCCTTTTCGCTTGGGCTTCCACCCTTGCTGAAGACCAGGGCTTACCCTTTGGTCCTTTCCTGTTAAGCTGGTTTTTGTGGGCTTCTCTCATTTTTAAGATAGCCTCTGGGGAATGTTTCCTATCTTTGAAATAACCAATTCTTCCTTTTCTTGCCAAACTCCATTGGTCCAAAGTCTCTTTAGAGTAAACACTTGTTTTCCCCTTATTCCACGGAATTACTCCCTTGACGAATGACATAAATTATTCTCCTACTCAGTGCATTCTACGCGAATTACTCTTTTCTCTTCTAACCTAGTTGCCCCGTAAGATTGCCCTGCATAAATCTGTGCTGAGAAATGGCGACCCGGAAGGATGTCAATAGATGCCTTCATATCCAACCAAGTTCCTAGAACCATTCCGTTCTTGTGGTAAGCGTGGCAATATCTTGTGGTGCTTGATTTCTCTAATCTCTCGGTTTGCTTTAGCTGAAATCCAACAAGAGTTCCTACTTGACCATTCACTAATGCCTTGACTTGAGCGTAATCAGCGCTGGTAACTTCAGAGATGGCAAGCAAATCTTCGACTTGCTCCGCACTTAAAGCCAAGTATCTATCCTCTTCCTCGACCTCGTATGCGTCAAGTTTCTTCTTAGCTGCGCGAATCTTAACCATATTCATACCGGCTGAACTATGCACGATGATTTGAGCAGATGCTAGGGAGATAGAGGAAGTTCCTGCTTTCCCATAGTAAGCGAGGGCAGAGAAAGCTGTGCAGACAACCTCATCTTTTGCTCTTGCTAGAGCGCCAGCGTTGTTCATAACAATAGGAGAGGTGGGGTCTTTAGCTATCATTACCTTGTCTATGTTGTCAACCAAAGGTGCTTTGTAGAAGTAACGAGGGACTATTTTCCTTCTTTCATACGAAGGGTCAGTATTCACGACTACCTCATTGCGAGATAGCTTTTCTTGAGCAGTGGTAGATTCTAACTGCTCCTGGAACGACATCTCACCTACACAGTCTGGTTTTTGGTAGACTGTATTGGCAATCTTGACCAGCTTTTGCTGAACAAGTAGCGTGATGTTATCGCTATATTGCCTAATTAGTATACTGTCAACGGCCATTTGTAACCTCCTTGTGGTTAAACCTTGATACTACTTAGCTCCAGGTTGTCCTTTCGGGCCTTGAAAGCTTTTAACTTTCCGGGCCTCCGCAAGGAGGTTATCCGTGTGTAAACTCTGCCTGGCTAGCAGGGGATTTTACCCTTATCCACTAGCGAGGGGGTGGTGTTTTATCCTGCCATTTTATACAGTTCTGCCATCCTATCAACCCAATACTTATGCTCTGGGTGTTCAGCATTCAAATAAGGGTGATCAGGAGTAGCTTTAATTTTATTTATCTCCATTGCAGCTGCGTCAGGTGTAAGCAGAGTGCCGGAGATACCTACTTTGTCTAAACCTTCTTCGCTTAAATTCTCACCTATCTTAGCAAGCATTTCTACGATTACAGGGTCATTCCCATACTTACCGGCTAACTCAGTTCCCTTAGACTTATCCCCAAAAGTGTTTAATACCTTGTTGGCTAAAGCTAAGTTCTGATCGTAAGCAGTTCCCCATTTAACTCTCAGCGCCATAGCGGCATCAGTATTAGCTTTATTCTTAGTGTCTATCTGTTGCTGTGAACCGGCAGTAAGAGTCTGTGCTAACTTGTCCATAACAAACCCAAACTGGTGAGGAAGCATTCCGGCCTTCTTCGCCTCTGCCTTGAACCCTTCAACCCACTCTCCGCTTAAATTCATTCCTTCTGGAAGCTTAAAGCCTTCACTTGTCTTGTAATCTTTAGCATCATTAGGAACTCCCAATGCTGTGAGAACTCTATCTAACTCACCCTCGGCATAAGAACCGTCTGTGTTCTTGCGAGGAGCAGGTATCTTATCATGTCCCATATACTTTTCTATGTCAGTATAGCTCTTCATTAAATCACCGGGGGTCTTCCAACCTTTAGTATCTAATAAAGTTTTCTGACCTTCGTCTAACCCTGATGTCCACTCTGGTGGTGTGGCTGCTTTAGTCGCATGAGCATTATGACCTTTGATTAACTCTCCGATGTTGTTATACCCGGCCATAGCTGGATTATTTAACTCTTCCTGTGAAACACTATCAATAACTTCCTGTGGTAATCCTTCTAAACTTAACATAGTTCACTCCTTTGCGGACTCTTGTTGCCTTTTCAGACAAAAGTTACCCGCTATCCTCTTAATAAATGAAACCAATCTATTCCATAACGAGACTCTTTTAGCTGCGAAGACCGGCTCTGGTTTTACTTCCTTAACCTTATCCGCATCAAAGTCCACGAAATCTCTCCTCTTATAACGCTTGACATAATCCCCATTGGCTAAGCATACCCAAGCTGTATGAAAGTTCTCTTCCCATAACTGAGCATTTACTACGAACCGAGCTATGCCTAGATATACTCTCATTTGGTTATCCCCTCCAATAGTTCTTTTATATCCTGATTTAATAGGTTTATTATGTAAACATATACACTTCTCCGGCCTTCATTCATTCCCATCTTCTTTTCGTCAGGGTCGTATGTAGTTACTCTGACAAAGCACCTTTTTTTTAAGTCTTCTATAACCGCCTGTCCGTCTTCCCCGTCAAATACCCTATGGTATATCTGTTGCTTGTCTCCGGTTATCTTAGCTAACTCTTTTTCGTGTTTCTTGTTTCCTTTATCAAAATCAAACATTATCCTTTACGCCCTGTCCCTTTACCTCGTCCACCGCCCTTTCCATATCCCGGGCCGCCAGACTTACATCCACCAGTATTCTTATTCCTTCTTCCTCCACCAGCTCTTCCTGTGCCTCCACCTGCTCCTTTCTTTACACCGTAACTAGCCATAAAACCTCCTTATTTTGTTCCTACTGCTTCTGCCTCTGCTAAACTTTTGTCGGCATCAGCACCTGTTTTTACTGCGTCCGTTCCTTGTTTCATCATTTCCATCTGTGCAAGTAAAGCGTTCTGTTCGGCTCTACCTGCTCTTATATCTGCGACTTCAGCGTCATCACGCATAATCTTAGGGGTAGTATTAGTGATAGCCATAATATAATCAGCAGTTTCATCAAAGTTTATCTTATCAAATATCTCAGGGTTGACCTGCCCGATACCGGCTATGATGTCAAAAGCTTTCGTGAAGTTCTGTAATTCTAACGCCTTCTGCGCTCTTGCTAAGGGGGATATGTATTCAATGACATAATCCTCACCCTGTAACGAGGAAGGTAAAGGAGGCAAACGGTTACTCCGGGCAAGGATAGAATAACCTCTCTCTACTACCGGGCTTAGTTTCTCTCTCATTACATTTCCTATTGCTGAACCTAGTAACTGCATTCTTTGGTTGTTTCTAACATTAACCTCGAAGGCTGTCATCTTGCCTATCTGTTGGAAGAGGATAAATAGGTCATTGTAAAAAGCCTTCTGGACTGTCTCCTGCTTGTATTTAATGTAGTCTAATCCTAAGGGAACATTAGCCCCTGTATTGATCGGCGTAATATGTTCATTAGGATAGCCTGTGGATTTAAGATTCTTACCCCCGGGATTGAAGTTATAAGGTTTCATAAACGCCTCATCAGGGATTTCCAATGGCGGGAGTATTGACATCTGAGCGCCTAAGATATTAGTCTTCTCCATCTGGTTAAGCATCATAATATCAGCAAAGACATTCATCTCAGGGGAAGCCCCATAAGCTGATAGCTTAGACTTAGAAAACCTTGAGCCGAAGAATGGGAACTCTTGATAACCCTTCTCTCTTACTATACTCTTAAATTCCCTGTCTATCCAGAGAGCAGCGTAGGGCATATTTACCGCGTCCTTCTTTGTAGCGTCGTAGACGTCTCTTGGGAATACGCAGAAGATATATCTAAACTTAGTGTTAAAGTCATTCTTGTTAAAACAGTCTTTAGCCTTCTGCCCTGCTTTATCGCCGAACTTGCCTATTGCCTGCTCACAGTTAAACTCATATTCCATATAGGCTTTGTTTATCCTGCCTGAGGCGTCTGCGGCAATACATATATTCTCAATAGGGACGGACTCAAACCTTATACCGTCTTTTAAGTCTTCCTCGGCATAAAGGACATCTGTGCCTACTGAGCCTAAGTTTAGATAGCTCTCTACATCCTCTTGGTAGAAGTTAGAGTTGTTGATTAAGTGATAAAGCTCATCCTCGGTATCTTTGAGATAGTTTCTAATCTCTCTGTTACCGGCTAAGAGCTTCTGGTTGCGTAAGGTGAGAGTGAACCATTTAGTCTGAGGTCCGGACATATAAGCCTGCATACCTGCTGCGAAGTAAGATAGACTTATGACAGCTGTTGAGTCATAGATGTCAGACGGTAGCCTGTCTCCTTCATTCTTTTGTTTAGTAATGTAAGCCTTCCGAGGCAAGGCATAATGAGTCAAGTCTTGCCAATAAGATTCAAGGGAAGCCCTGTCTGATTTCATGGATTCATATATCCTAGTATGCCTTTGTCCTAATGTCTCAGCCATTATCCGCCTCCTAATAAAGACCTTGTGCCGATATTAGCCTCTTCCATTACTCCTAATGGCTGAGTGAATATCGTTTGTGTTGCAGCGCGCCTTCTCTTCTTTACAGTTTCTGCGGCTTCCTTAGTAGCTAAGGTTTCAGCTTGAGTTGCCTTAGTCTCGGCTTTAACAACTTGTTCCTCTTGATATTGGAGAAGACTCTCTTGGCGTTCACCTGCTTGACGCTCAGCATACATTGACGTCCCTATTGTGGCTGCAGCTGTTAAGGCTAACATTGTAGCTATCATTTTATTTCCTCCTAATTTCTTTCAGTCTTAACATTTATACCTACTCTAAGGGTTTCTTTGAACCCTAGCATTCTAGTAAGTCGTTCAATCGAAGCATTGCCCTCTTGGTAGCCTATGTATGCTTTAGGATATTTGTCAGTCATTCTTTTGGCAATTCGATAAGCAGCAACAGCGTAGCCTTCTATAATCTTATGCCCGTGGAAACATCTTTCTCCATTGCAGTTCATCATCAAGGCGTATCCTGCGCGCTTGCCATCAACCCAATACTCAATACCCTCTTCAAGATAGTCCTCTATCAATAGTAATAGTTTATCTCTTGGGGTATTGGCTATATCATCTTTCATCATCGTATCTAGTAAACAATTCATATTTGTGATTCCTGTTTCTTTTATCATTTCCAAGGTTTAACCGGGTCGTGAAATCCTGCCGGGTTCTTAGGTTGTATCCCTGCATACTGTCCTGTTAAAGCGTCATAGCCTTTGACCTCTTGGAGTTCTCCTCCCGGCCTGTCTATCATTGCTGTCATCGGTGGCTTGGCTATTTGA